GACGCTCGTCCCCCTCACCCAATCCGCTAACCACGATCGAAAGGTGGTCCAAGAAGATCCAACCGCAGCCGAGACCGCGGACCATGTAGCGGATGCGGCTGAGCAGGTTTTGCGAATCAAGAGAACCGAAGTGATCGTAAAGGTAAACGCGGCCACTTCCAACTGTTGCTTCATAGGCTTCTCTGAGTTCTGATTCATTCGGAGGTTCCCCACCTGATGTAGCCATTTCAATATGCAATGGCCTATTCATTGTGATGCCCATAAGACCGAGCGCGGTGCGTCTCGTAGATTCTTCAAGGGCAATGTAACCAATCGTCTGTCCCTGATTGATCAGCCAACTAGCAAGTTCACGGCAGACGCTGGACTTTCCAATGCCTGACCCGGAGCATAACGTGACGAGTTCACGCTGGCGCAAGCCAAGGGTCATCTTGTTCAAGCCTTCCCATGGATATGCCACGCTAGAAACAGTGGGACTGTTCATGATCGTGTCCCACATCTCTGTTCCGGGAATGATCCCGTCCGGTCGGAACAACTTTGCGTTCCAAATGGCGTCGATGGCTTCCTTGCCACGACCAGCAACAAGCATGTCGTTCGGGTCTTTCAATGGCAGCGATGCAACCTTCGCCTTGCCGGGAGACAACAGCAGCGCACACTCCTGCGCCGCAGCACGACCCGGCTCATCGTTGTCAAACATGATTACAACGGTCTCATACGATTCCAACCATTCAAGGTTTTCCTTGAACGCCTTGGCTGCATTGTGCGCCCCGTTGGGTACAGAAACAACAGGCCATTTATTGTTCTGCAGTTGACTGATCGATAGGCAGTCCAACTCTCCCTCGGTAATCACGACCATCTTGCCGCCGGTGCGCCACAGGTTGCGACCGTACAGGGACATCTTCTTTGCATCCCCAAGGATCATGAAGTCCTTGTTGGGGAATCGCAGTTTCTGTGCAACTGGGGTTCCGCTCTCGTCGCAGTACGTTGCAACCTGAACGGGGCGTCCGTTGTACACACCGATTCCGTACTTGAACAGACTGCATGTATCCTCATTGATCATGCGCTTGGGTAGGGGGCTGTATTCAGTATCAACAAGCGAGGACATGCGTGTATCTTTCGGTGTGGTGGGTGTAACAGGACAATCGGATGTGGGTTCGTGGTGCCCACATCCGAAACAATACGCATGGCCATCAGACCATCGACCTAAGTTATTTTTGGATTTACACGAAGGGCATGGCTCATGTCGGAGAAAACCGACCTGTGCGGTGTCACAAAGATTATAATCTGCGGAGGACATGCGGTGGGTGTCCAGAGTTTAGTGATGTGAAGGTGAATGATCTGTGAGTCATCATCCCACAAGATCTTATTTGAAGCATCAAGAACTGACTTCGCATAATTGTCTACGTCAGGTCTAGGGAAGTCTAACTTGCTGGTTCTAGGGCGGGTGGCCGATAGAACAAGTCTTACTTCGATTGGACCTGATAATTTTTCAATCCGTTCTTCCTCGATTACCCGGCGAAGTTCAGCGGAAAAGAATTCCTTCCACTTGCTGTACTTCGCCGGGTAATACGCGCCCCATCTGCCCACCCGCGGACGGGGACACGGGCATGGTTCGGCATTGATCGAGATCAGTGCGGAACGACCCGAGGATTTAGGACCTTGTTTTTTCACAAGGATTAAAAGTCTGCCGATGCTCCGTTGTGGTCGCAGTCACCAACGAACTGCTTGACCGAATCGGTAGAGGCAGATGAGATGAACGTATACCCATCTTCCTCAGCGAACCCGAACGAAGTAGCGTCCTTAGGACCATAGGTCATCATTTCAAGGACCTGCACACCACGTGGACGCAGGCTGATACCAAAGCCAAGTGCGGGTGTGTACCAAGCGAACACCTCAGCGTTCACACGGATGACGCTGCCGCCCCCTACTGGCTCTGCATCTGCTGGCAGTGGCTGTAGCCGTGCATCAAACAATGCTGGACGCTGCTCCCAAGACTTGCCGGACTTGGTTGTGACCTTAGCCTTCAACTTGAATGTGAAGTCAGTAAAGCCGGGGACATCAACACGTGACTCAGTGTCCTTGTCCCAATTAGTGGCGGTCTTCCAAGGCATTGCGCCTTGCTTCAGTGTCTTCTTGCCCAACTTCTGGCACTCGTCCTTGTAGAACTGTGCGTGCATCTTGTTCAGGGTTGCCAGCATTGGCTTGGCTTCAGCGTCGCTAAGCCGCAGGGTGACGCTGTACACACCCTCGGGGTTGAACTTCTTATCGGGGTCGTTCAACTTAGGAAAGATTGCGATGCCCTGTGGCGTAGTAATGGTGGGATTCTTACTGCTCATTGTGTCTCCTATTAAGCGAAGAAGTATTCTGCCTTCAGCAACTGGTTTATGTCCAGAGATCCGGCGGTGGGTGGCAAAGGGAGTTCACTTCCCTTCGGCAGGTAAGCCTGCATTTCAGAGTATAGCAACTTTAAAATAGGTTGTGAGAAGATTTCACAAGAAACTTCACGGATTCCTTCAGACATTTTTTGCATGTCTGTGGCACAGGTCCCAAATGAGTCGTGGATGCAGGAGAATGATGAAATATCACGACTACCAGCCCGGACAACAGACTCCATTAGTACAGATGCATCGATGGAATGGACGATATTGGGGCTGATGGCGTTGACATTTCGGGACATTGACAAGTGTTCCCCATCGATCAATACACGATGTTGCCTCAGGACTGATCCGATGCTGGTCTTGACCACCACTCGGTTCATCTTCTTGTAGCCCTGCTCAACCAAGAACCCTGATGGGCTGCTCCAGCGGATCGGTTGACCACACTCTACATGGATACGGGCACAAGCCTTGAGCCAGTCCATGCACCCGACAGCCGAGACCACCAACTCCCGGATCGATTCCCAGATGTGCTTGGTCAATATGCCAACTTCGATATACACCTTGTCCACCTCGAACACACGGTTGCCGGTGCTGCGGGCTTTCTCCAGGTACCAGTCACGAACATACTCACGGCTGCTGTACTCAGTCAAGCCGTAGGGAAGACACATCACTACACGCTTAGTTGTCTTGCGATCGATCCCGAAGGCAAGCCAAGCGTGATCTTCAGGTCTACCGCTTGCGGCCAACTTCTGGTTGACCAGATCCGCCACCTTTTGGTAGATGTCTTCGGGGTGATCGCACGGCACGCAGTTGGTTGCGGCTGCACCCACGGGATCCTTGAGCAGGAGGGAGAAAATCTGCAGGCCATTGTTGCTGCCGTCCACATGCACAGGCAAGCCAGACAGGTAGTTCGGATCAGCGTGCACCTCTGCTAGTTCGATGCAGAACGCTAGGAATGCCCAAGGCTTGTCAGCGTTAGTCCAGAAGTTGTCCGCAAATGGATCCTTGCCGACTCGGAGAATAGCCTTGAGATTCTGTTCGATAAAATCAATACGTTTATCGTAAGAGACTTTATCCAGACCCCACATGTTTGCACCGTGGATCATCAGCCACTTCATACCGTCAGAAGACACCTTCTTACCGTTAGCGAAACTAAGAAGTGATCGTTGCCAATCGGATCCCTGATTGTTCAGGAACACAGGCTTTGGGTAGACCCGTCCCCTGAAGTCCAGTTCCTGCGGGAAGTACATGTGGTTGGTGCCGTACTTGTCAGCCAGCCATAGCGTTTTAGCGACAGCAATGCGCTTGGACTTCAGGCAGTCATTGTCAAAGTGTGACCGGGCTGCTGTCTTGCGCCACTGCCGCCTAGCCTCTTCGTTTGTGTCAATATCTACAGGTTTAGACGGGATGGTACATAAGTTCTTCCCCGGAAGGTCTCCAATAATTGTACCATTGTCCCAAGCATTCTTTAGGACTTCTAAGACTTTGCCGTTGACATGCCACGCTGTCTCTTGGATCCGGTTCACTGCCTTGTACACAGTGTCCATCTTGCAGGAGTCCAAGGTCTTCAGGTACTGTTTGTTCGTGACCTTTACCAACGGTCTACGCCCGAACGATAAGCCCAAGTACCCACCATTCCACACAGAGTCCCAAGGCACTGGCTTCACGACCATCGGGATGTAGACCGGGCGCATGAACTCAGCAGCACTGTGGGACTTCTCTAGCCAAGCGATGAAGTCATCGGTACCCTTGACCAAGGTGATGTCCTTGCCAAGGATGTTGGTACGGTTGACGATCTCTCC